AATTGTACTGTGATGCTTGCATTTCATTAGCCGTTAGCACAATTGATATATTCTGTTTATAGAAAAAAATCATATAGCAAATGGCCCAAGACAGCGGTAGTAATACCAGACTGCCTCGGGCCTTCAATGCCACACAAATCATTTTTTGCAAGGTGGTTCAACATCTTATTTTGAACCGCTGTAGGCTTTATGTTTGTGGTATTGCGAAGGAAATCTATAACATCACTTCTATGCTCTTTTATCCCGGTAATCTCTCGTATGCGATTTATAGCGGGATGGCCCATCTTAGAATGTCCACTTTCCTTTTACAATGTGTATCAATGTTCTGGAACCATCTGGGTAGACAACACAGTGTGTCTGCATCCAGCTACTAGGGCCAGAAGCGTATTCCAAATCCTTGTAAGCACTTACACCAACCTGATACGTTCCGTGGAATATCCCCGGTGAGTTTCCTGTTAATGAAACAGTACCAGATTCTTCATGTCTGACCCAAAAGTTTTGGTTGGAATTTTCGATACAAAACACACTTTCATCAGTAACATCGCGCACTTTGGTATTCCATGCAGATATTCGTTCTTTGTCATTCCGAGTTTTACTCGATGAAAACCTGTAATTTCTATCTTCACACCAAGACAAGTGATAGATTCCCGTATACGAATCTCTTTTATCGAGCAAACAAGTGTTCCTATATCCAAGTTCCGTAACTATTGCAGATATTAGGTCAGCTTCCCTAAAATCAGAAGTAGAATATTGGTTGGTATTTTTCTCAGGACTGTAGGTCCCATCCCAGTATTGCAATTCTGTTATCAACAATTCTTTTTTAGATGGAGACAAGCTGTTCAAACACTCTGGTAGATGTTTGTCAGAAAAGTCTACATATTTTTGTAGTTTTAGATAAGAATCAGAACCTGTTTTCAATGATACCTTAAAAATGGAATTATCTGACATATTGTTTGGTTCATGTAGATCATCACCAAAAATTTCTTTTAAGCGTTCAATTTTTCTCGTCTTCTTAAACTGGAATCGAACCCACTTTCCTTCTTGAATGTTACCGTCTGCACAAAGAGCGACAATTTGTTTTATGAGGGTGTCATCTAAGTCCATGAAACTACAACCCTCACCGGGTTCATCTGCAAATCCTTTTGAGCTTAATGGTACTTCCCCAGAAGCACGGGTCGTAATCGCCGCAGTTACCGGCATATAGGTATGGTCTCTGAGATACATATTGTGATAATCCGTAACTTCTTGGACCCATCTAGCGTTCCCAATTTTCAACAATTTGCCGGTATGTTTGTACTGATAGGTCTTATCTACCTTGACGTACTCATTATAGTCTGACTTATTGTAGGAGAGAACATATTCTCCTTCCCGCACATCACCTATGGAAACCCAACCACGATCTCGCGTCAATACAGAGTGCCCTTCGGTCAAACAGTGACTGTGACCAATGACAGTCTTGGGACCTATCTTAGAAAAGTTGTTTATGCTCCCTCTAGCACCATTAGGTCCCCTATCACCGTGGAAACCAATCTCAACATCGGCCACCACAAAAGATTCATCTCGTTCCAAGAAATGTGTATTCTCTATGTTTCTCAGACCCGGCTGGGATTCTGGGTTTTCGCACCAGAACTTGAATGGGTCGAAACTCTTGAATCCTGTTCGGCTCATTTCCACACTCTTGTACTGATGATACTTGAGATAATGGTACAGGACCGCGTTTTCCGGATCGGATTTAGGGTCAGCTTCTCTCAGCCATCGATCTAGTGCTTCGTCATGATTGGACTTGACAATCAAGTTGACCATGTTCTTCCTAGAATGACGATCAACAAAATCTGCCGAAATCTGTAGACCCTCTTCGACATTGTTTCTACCAAAGTGGTGTTTTCCGAATGCAATGATATCGTTTCCACGATGGTGGTGGTTTCTTCTGTAGAAATCCTCCAAATCGTGAAGCACCCAAACTTCAGGGTTGAAAACATTCATTATGGAGTCCCTATCCGTGTACGTGGCAGCTTCTACAGCAGGATCGTGGAACTCTGCATGGATATCGCCAGTAACAAGCGCAGCGGCTCTGTGGCCGTTCTCAGCGCCGTCTAAGGTATACAAGGTGTCCTTATCATAGAACGCTCCTGTCTGGGGGTCTCCGTGGACATGGCGAATGTAAAATCGATCCCCCTCAATCTCTACAACAACCGCAGCAAGAGAGTGATTGAATTCGCCTTTATGTCCAGCTTTTGAGTCAGTGTAGTTCGGGACCGTGAGTGCACCCGTACTTGTGAGAATCTTTGGAAGTTTTTGTGCCGGTGTTGGAATTGTCTTCTGCTCGATGGACGGATGACCAAAAATGGCGGAGTCTTCGCCAGTTACATGATCAAACCCAGATAGAGGTCTAACCGCCGTGGGCTGGATTGAAATTTGGCCCATAACTCTGAGATGGTTATTCAATTTGATGTGGCTTTCAAGCATGTAGTCTTTGAGCTTAGGGTCCCACCATTCATGGTCTTTGTTGTGGAAGTTCCATATTGAAGTAGGATTACGATACCTATATGGAACAACCATGATGTCGGCATCATTTATCTCTGCATAGTTTTCCAAACACTTCAAAAAATTCTCATGAACCGGAGTAGCATTCTGTGCCGCCGTAACAAGATAGGTCGCTCTTTTCTTAGCAGTGGCATTTTCATGGACTTCCATGACAAATTTGCCTTGAGTTTTCTGAATCTTTGCCAAACCATCTTCATATGCTTGAATGTCATCATCACCCGGTCTCATGCTATGAGACTTTTTGACGTTCGATTCGTAGCGTTCTAGTTCGGGTAAATCAAGACCGGCATGGTGCTTGACTGAGAGCTTTCTTCGAGCTACACTCTTTGGCTTGATTCCTATCAACCACGCAAACTCTTCCAGTTTTAATTTGTTTGTGTATGCTACTTTGTACTTCGCAATAAAGTCTTCCATGTTTTCGAGCCTTTTGCTCATGACAAATTCTCCTATAATTCGGCGTATGGTATATTCTTGAAGCTATTAAATCAATCATCATCTTCTGGTGTTATGTCGATAGGTTCTCTCTCTTCTTCACCTCGAAGAAATTTCAAGAACTCATTGCGGTCACCATTGAAAACGATGTTGTTTGTGGTCTTGGAGCCAGAAGCTTTTTTATCTATTTCTCGTTGTTTCTGTTTTAACTTGACAATAGACTCTTTTTGTCCGGCCCTTTTAGTGGAAGCATTCAACGCAGTGTTCAAATATGTTGCTGCAACCTCTGCGATTCTGGCTCGATATTTGGGTTCTACATTTTTTAATATCTCAGACAAAGACTCGTAACCCTCCATAGCTTTTTCAAAAACTTTATGGAGTTCTTTTTCTATCTCCGAATCTTTATCGTCGTATTCGTTGGATTTTTTGAGAGGGTATGAAACGTAGACACGTTCCATTTCAGTACTTTCTTCGGGGACATTGAAGAACTTCTCTAAAGCATGGCCCCGTTTTTCTTTCACCTTTTTGGTGATGGGGCCATCTTGTTCTTCAGTCAGGTCATCATCTATCTGGTCAAAATCGCTCATTGTAGACGCACTTGATTTCAACCACTATTTATGCATTCATTCTTCGGTAGATGCGGAAACTTCCATATCAGCCGTCTGTGAAGAAGCTTGGGCTGCGGCTCCCTGCTGTGCCTGTGCATTAATCATCCCAACGATGATCTGTTCAATCTGATGCTTTTTTGTAGCGAGTGCCAGCGAATAAACCTGTTCTTGATATTTGATATCAGTGAGGTCTTCCCGCATAGCATCAAAAATTTCTATCTGCTGCTGAACGTTTCCGGGAAGGTCATCCAGATTGATAACCTCTCCGTTCTCGGTTTTCCAATATAGCGTCTTCGATACCTTTAGTTTGCTCATATAATTTCTCCTTAAATTGCGTTTCTAAAGTCCAACAAGTCTAGCTCATTGTCTATTTCTTCTCTCATTTGAGTAGCTTCTTCCGAATCTTCTCCTTCGAAATCAACAAGTTGACGTTTCAAGACATCTAGTTGGTTCTCGATCATCTCGTCTTCTACAGTCTTTTCTTTGGCAAGTGCAGAGATATGTCCATTCTCTACGAGTTTGTCCAGCATACTAGAACCGCCGTCAGCTTTTTTATCCGTCTTTTTCTTGATCTGACCTACCAAGTCCTCATATTTATTGGGTGACTCATGATCTGAAATCCTTAGCGTTTCCGAGTCGTATGCCAAAAGAGCTTTCTTTCCAGCACCGTCTGCCCATCTGGTTTTGAATGCATATGTCAACATTTCTCCTTCAAGTCGCATTTCACTAGACATGAACACCGATAGCCAGTTGTCGCAAATGTTGATCTTGGAAAGACCTCCAGCAATCACAGACTGGTTCGGCTCGTTCATTTTCAAAGCATCACGATTCTGCTGCGATGCCGTCCATCCAATCATGTCATAAGCATGAAGAAGTTCATATATGTCCTCAGACTTGGCTTTATCCTCTTCAGAGAGACCACGCTGTGCATGCATCTTGGAAATAGGAGACATCAAGTCCATGTAATCTATGATCAGAACATCCGGTGACTTTCCATGTTCAATTTCATACTGCTTAATGTAGCTTCTGAACTGATTGCAATTGCTGCCACCCGGCAAGCGTATGATCCTGAAGTCCCCAGCACCCAGTTCTTTGAAGTGGGACATCTTCTCGGCAATTTCAAAAATCTTAGACTTCCATTCTCTATGAGAAGCCGCCGTCATTATGTAAGACTGGCGCAAGAATACCATCTCCGGTGGAAGTTCCAAGGATATGTACAAAACATCCAACCCCTGTAGAACGTAATTGTTAGCTATGTTACTCAAGCAAACAGACTTACCACCACCAGAGTTAGCCGATACAATTTGTAGTTGCTTGCGTAGGTTTCCTCCCCCCATGAGATCATCCCATGTCCTGATACCACAAGAAATATGGTTGAGATTTTCACTCAACTGCTTCAGACGTTCCGCAGGGTCTTCAAATACATTGATACCTAGGTCTGTGGCCAATGATACGTTGAGAGCCTCGGAGACCATCTTATACACTGCCCCAAAGTCTCCCTTCTGAATCAGCGGAAAACTCTCACTAACCGCATCTCGCATAGCGCATTGTTTACAGAATGTTTCTACCTCGGTTGCGCTATGATCAATCTCATCTGTTGGCACGACATATTTCTCATACTCGTTATCCGAATCAGCTTCTGCGTTCATCAGCTTTACGGTAGGATTAGCGTTGTGTTCATGGTGATAATCCAACAGGAATTGAACGTGTGGAATGTACTCAGGATCAAAGTACTCGGATTTGAGAATACCCATACATCTCCCCAAAAGCTCTGGGGAGTTCAGCAAATTGTTAATTATATGATGCTGTTTTTTACTATTCATTCATTGCTGTCCTTGACTTTCCTGTATATAGCCACGGCAGAATGATAAGGTCTAGAGGTATGAAAGTAAAGGGCAATTATTCTTTACTAATGTCCTTTTTGAGCTTCTCTTCTATCTTATCCACATCTGCACGAGGGTCTATGCTACCGTCTTCAGAGTCTGGATTCAAGAAGTCTGTTAAAACTGGTTTGGTTTGACGAAGCTTATAACGAACGTCCGTTGACAGATACAACCAACGCTTTTTCCTAGAAGAATAACGATACAATCGCGGTGCCAAGTTTCGATCAATGTCGTTATACGTCTTCCTGTGATAGTCTCCGTTCTTTGGATTAGTCGGGAAATTGTCGCCTTCGGTATAATCCTCGCCATTAGGAGGAAGTGCGTCCATCCCCCAACGAAACACAGATGCATCTATCTTATTTGGATCGACACCCGGAAGTTCTCTTTGTATCCAATCTTTTAGATCATTGCTAATGACTTGTTTGTTTGCGAAGTCTTGGCCTCTCTGAGGAACTTGGGTATTCGCATCAGCTTCAACGGTCTGATCGATGTCATGAACATCTTGATACTTCTTCTTATTCCCATCGTTGATATCGACAGTCCCTAGGCTGTCTCGATCTTCTGTCAGTTTTCCAAATATATCTTGCGTTTCCTGAGAAGCAATTGCCGGTTCGGCTACCACTCTAATCATCGTTGGAACCCATTGTGGGGTGAATCCAGCCGATGACCACGATACATTAGTAACTTCCAGATACTTCAAGGTTGGCTGCATCTTCGCATCGTAGTATGTCTCACTCGGCAATTGTAGGATGTCTCCAATAACAATTGGTCTGCCCAATGCTCGAACCAATGCGGTAAAAGAAAACTCAAACAAGTACTGCTCTCCATTGTAGTAGCCTGAGTTGAACCCCATTTTTGCTAAGAACCCAGCGTAATCAACAGGGGCATACGTTCCTTTCAAAACAATAGACTCTTCGGTGTATTGTCTGTCACGGTTCTCAAGAAAAATCTTATCTTGGATATTCTCCACATTCGTCTTTTCGTATTCCGAAAGTTGGACAGCCTTCACCGCCCAGCAATCTTCATCACCACCATTGAATTCTGCTGGTCGTATTCTCCAGTATCTTGAAGGAACTGAAGCTTTCAAGTGTATAGTCACATACCCGTCGCAATCAGGAATGGATAACAATGACACGCCATACCACTTCTCACCATCTGGAGAACGTTCAACTCTCACTTTGGTCACCCTGTTCTTGGAATCACAACCCTGTTTGATTCTGATCGTGGCTATGTTTCTTTTGACATATGTTTCTATGGCGTAACGAATTCTTCCATTGTCCAGTCGTATTGGACCAAAGTCATATCCAATGTAGGCTTTTCGAACAACATCCTTGCCAGTTTGTAGAGAACGCCATTCCGTGTCAAATTTGTTGAAAGCATCATCCGCCGGAAAGTTTGGGTGGTCTCCACCAGAAATTGCTTCCCCTACTCCGGTTTCATCTACCAGCTTTTCTTGTTCATAAATGCCTAGCATTTTGTGAATGTTAACCTGCGCTCCACCGATAGCAATGGACTCTTCCACATACCCATCAATAGCACAAACCTCTTCATCGAAGTTTGTTAATTGCCAAGGATAACAAGGTTCAGTATCTACACATGGTAAACCGCGAAGATTGCCTCCCGGCGAACAACTGTTGTTCGGGTCACTGGGACTTGTTGTAGGTTCATCAGGACCAACAACGCCTCCGTCCGGACAATTTCCCGGAGAGTTTTCTTCTGGATAGCAGTCGTAAATTTTGGTATCGTCCATATTAACCCATTATAAAGTAAGCATGTTGTCCGACTTCGCTGGCATCTGCCATTGACATATCTTCCAATTCTTCCAATAACCCAGCCTTTTCGGCTTCAGACTGTGTAATCAATTCCTGTGCATTCAGAATAGTGTTTCCGTTCGGTCCCGGTAGAGACTGGAACTTACCTCGGCCCTGCGATAGCACCATCTTGGCTTCCGCCAACGCCCACTTTTGAATCCACATGGTTGTATTTCTATCAACCATCAAATCCTGTTCGGTTCTTTCCACACTGGCATCGATCAA